TTTCGGTCAGCGGCAACAGGGCTATCTTCTTCGTGGTGTATGCCAAGGACATCTCGGCTTGGGCTCGCCTTGGTTACTTCGCTGCGTCCTGGATCGTTGGCTACTACGTCGCCGGCGAATTCATCGGGCGGGAGTGGGCAAGAACATCGGGCCTGGTCGCCTTTGGTGGGGCATTGTTCTGCGTCGCAGTGGGCACCAGCTTGCTGGAGTGGGTGCAGGGGGGGAAGACGCCTGGTTGGCTCCGCTTCATAGCGGACCGCTTTGGAGGTCGTAATGGTTGACCCTTGGACTCTGGTGGCTGCGATGATCTGCGGCGCCATCTGCATGAGGCTGGCGACATACCGCCGGCAAGGTGCGAGGTATCGCCGGGGCGTTTCCTGGCTCGCCTACCTTCTGTGCGTAGGAAGTGGATGCTTCGCCCTGAGCGTGATGCTCGATGCGCTCCACGGCTACAGGCTGAACCCTGTCTCCCCCTGGCTGACCCTGGTGCTGGCAATCCTGCTCGGTCTGGTGTGCCGCGCTCGGGGGAACCTGGCCCACATTCTGAGGGTGTACTGATGGATGCTCCGCTTCTGCTGAAGAACACTGGCACATGCCTGATTTTGTGTGACAGCAACGGGAAGCCGCTCCCTGGACAGCTTTCGTTGAGCGTCAGCAACGACGGCCCTATCCCAACCGTCACGGTCACGTTCGCACTCGTTAACAAGCGGGTGAGGCTCTGCGGCGAAGAGATGGAGTCGCGCATCTCATACGATGCGTATCTTGAGGCAATTAAGGGAAGGCGCAGCTGATGACTCCAGAGCAATTTGCATACTGGCTGCAAGGCTTCGTTGAATTGAACGGGTCTCTGCCAAGCGAAACTCAGTGGTTGCAGATCAAGGACCACCTGAAGCTCGTCTTCGAAAAGCGGACTCCGTATTACCCGGCTTATCAATCGCCCCCCATTGGCATCGCCCAGGATTTCAAGCAATCCGTGGTTACGTGCTAACCGGGAGATCGTGATGGCTTCGATAACCGCACGCATAATCTGCCGAGAGCGGTGGTGGCTGAAGTATTACCTTGCCGGCGTTATCGCCATGGCAGACCTGACTGGCCGGGAACCATGCCCAGAACGGGTCGGCTATTGGATAAGGCGTGGGATCCGGATTGAGGTTCACCCCGAATGACCACCATCGCCTACAAGGATGGCGTGATCGCATACGACTCTCGTATCACCCGTGGCAACCTCATCACTGATGACGACTACGACAAATGCATTGAGCGCGACGGCGTGAAGTTCTTCTTGTCTGGCCCTACGTGCGACTACGACACTTTGGTGGGAGCCTATTTCGGTGCCCTCCCATCTGGGAAGGTTTGCGCATTCGCAATCGTGCTCGATGCCGACAGACTGATGTTGATTGCTGTCGACGACGATACCGGCCTGTGGAGGTCGCCAATCAAGGCTGATCGTCCTTACGCCATTGGCAGCGGCGCGCCATACGCTTTCGCTGCGATGGACATGGGGGCATCCGCTGAGATGGCCGTCGAGATGGCCGCAAGGCGCGATACCAGCACTGGCGGAAAGGTACGGACGCTTCGGATATACGGATAGGTGTGCCGCAGGTCAGTGCGGCACGTATACATCATTTAACTTTCAGGGCTTCCTGAATCTGATCGGCATACTTCGAGAGGCTCTCGACTTCGCCTTCGAGGTTAGTGGAGGCGCCAGAAGAGAGCTTTGCAGCGACCAGTTCTAGGGCGATGCCAACAGCGTAAGCGCGTTTTTCCTCTGCGCTGAAAGAAGCGCTAACTGCGTTCTGTGTTGCTGCATGAATCGTTGTAGACATACTGCATTTCCATTGTAAATGGGTGAGCGGTCACCATTACCGGCAATCAGACATCATTTCAAGCTGTAGGTGACCCATGGGAAGACCAATGCCGCCAGTTGATCTGCTTGAGTCCCTGTTGCTCACACTGAGCCCGGCTATCGGCGTGTGGGATTGGGTTCAGCGCGAGATCCTTGCTGACACCGGCAGCATTCATAACCCCGATCACGGCCACCTGATTGACGCCAACATCGGCGTGCTCTGGGCATCGACGGGATTCGCGAAGCAGGGGCGGGTCGTCCTTGGCCAAGCCGAGCAGGTGATGTTCCGCGCTGGAGGCTGGCAGAAGGCCCGGCAAGAGCAGCAGATGCGGGAATGGTTCGGTGAAGAGCCGGACTTCCTCATCACCCTGGCGGCTGACTACTGCTCGCAGTGTTCGGACGTGGAGTTTTGCTCGCTTTTGGAGCATGAACTATTTCACATAGCCCAGAAGACAGACGAGTTCGGCGCGCCAAAATTCAGCTCGGACGGGATGCCGAGTCTCTACCTGCGCGGGCATGACGTGAATGAGTTCGTCGGGGTGGTGCGCCGCTACGGCGCCAGTGAGGCAGTGCAAGAGATGATCGACGCTGCCAGCAAGCCGCCAGAAGTGGCAAAGATCAACATCGCGAGGGCCTGCGGAACCTGTCTGCTCAAGTCGGCCTGATCCATGACAGAGCTAAGACGGAGTGAGCCCATATGGCAGTCCTGAACAATGAGGTGAAAGCCTTCATCGTGCAGGCCCTGGCCTGTTTCGATACCCCCGCACAGGTGGCGGCATCTGTCCGAGAAGAATTCGGTATAGAGGTGAGCCGCCAACAGTGCGAGTCGCATGATCCGACCAAGAGCGCAGGCCGAGACCTGGCCAAGCGTTGGCGGACTCTGTTCGAGGACACCCGCAAGCGCTTTCGCGAAGAGACATCCGAGATACCCATCGCCAACCGGGCGTTTCGGCTTCGAACGCTGGGGCGGATGGCCGAAAAGGCCGAGTCCATGAGGAACCTAGCGCTGACCGCCCAGTTGTTGGAACAGGCGGCCAAGGAGTGCGGTGACGTCTATGTGAACCGAAAGGCTGAGCCTGACCGATCCCTGAGTACCCAGCCGGACCACCAGCAGGCGAAAACTGAGTACATCCTGAGACCTGACGAAGATGTCCCGGCTGCCCCGTACCTATGATGCGCCCGTTCAACTGACGCCTAAGCAGGCAAACATCTACGTCTGGGGCTTCCAGCGTAATGCCCGCTTCAGGGATGCGGTCTGTGGTCGGCGGTTTGGCAAGACGTTCCTCGGCAAGGCAGAGATGCGCCGCGCGGCCAGGTTGGCTGCTGAGTGGGGCGTGAGCATCGAGGACGAGATCTGGTACGCGGCTCCGACGCAGAAGCAGGCTCGTCGAGTGTTCTGGCGCCGGCTAAAGCAAGCCATCCCTCGAGAGTGGCGAGAGTGCAAGCCGAACGAGTCGGACATGCTGATCACGCTCAAGAGTGGTCACCTGATCCGCTGTGTGGGCCTGGAGAACTACGACGACCTGCGCGGCTCTGGCCTGTTCTTCGTTCTTGTGGATGAATGGGCCGACTGCAAATGGGCGGCCTGGGAAGAAGTGCTGCGCCCGATGCTGTCTACGTGCGAGTACGTCGTGCCAGGTATCGGCAAGTGCAAGGGCGGCCACGCGCTGCGAATTGGCACCCCAAAAGGCTTCAACCACTGCTTCGACACCTACCGCGACGGCCAGGCCGGCGGCGAGCCAGACCACAAGAGCTGGCTCTATACATCGCTGCAGGGTGGCAACGTCCCGGCTGAGGAACTGGAGGCGGCGCGCCGGAAGATGGACCCGCGCACGTTCCGCCAGGAGTATGAAGCCAGCTTCGAGAACTACTCCGGAGTTGTCTACTACACCTTTAGCCGTAGCGAGAACAGCACAAGCGAGCGAATCAAGCCGGGAGAGGCTCTGCACATCGGCATGGACTTCAACGTCATGAAGATGGCTGCGGTGGTTTACGTCGTGCGCAATGGCTTGCCCCTGGCCCTGGATGAGTTTCACTCGGTGCGCGACACGCCTGAGATGATAGAGAGAATCAAGGCGCGATTCCCTGGCCACGGCATAGCTGTCTACCCCGATGCCACTGGCCAGAACACCAGTAGCAAGAACGCTAGCGAGTCGGACCTGTCTCTGCTGCGCAAGGCTGGCTTCACAGTGATCGTGGGCAGCCAGAACCCGAGCGTCAAAGACCGGGTGAACTCGGTCAACGCCATGTTGCTGAACACCTACGGCGAGCGCCGGCTCAAGGTAAACATCGACCAGTGCCCGCAACTGACGCTGTGCCTGGAGCGGCAGACTTACAACGACAAGGGTGAGCCAGACAAGAACCCGAAGAATGGTTACGACCACATGAACGACGCCGCCGGCTACTTCATCGCCAAGCGGTATCCGATAAACGCTCGCCCAGTCCAATCGACACCACTCAGGATGTAACCCCATGTCTAGCAACGACAGCCCTGACATCGTTCTCGATGCCGTTGAGAGGATGCGCCGAGACTGGGAGCTGGTTTCAGACCTCCTGGGCGGTACTAATGCGATGCGAAAGGCAGGAGAGAAGCACCTGCCGAAGTGGCCAAAAGAGGAAAAGGAAAGCTACCAGGAGAGACTGCAGCGCTCGACTCTGCTTCCAGCGTTCTCTGAGACAGTCAAGAACCTGGCCGGTCGCGTTCTGGCGCGCCCGATCACACTGGGAGATGAAGTCCCCGGTGATATCGCTGGTTGGTGTAATGACGACATCGACCTCATGGGGAATAACCTGGATGTGTTTGCGGGAGAGTGGTTTAGGACTGGGCTTGGCTACGGACTGTGCCACTGCCTAGTTGACTACCCGCCGTCGGATGGCGTGAAAACTATCGCCCAGGAGCGGGAAGAGGGGATTCGTCCTTATTCCGTTCTAATCCGACCGCAGCAAGTTCTGGGCTATCGGTATCGAGTCGAGCGCGGCCGCCCTGTCCTTACCCAATTTCGGTACATGGAGGAGATTGAGGAAGAAGATGGGGAGTTCGGATCCAAGAATGTCCAACAGGTTCGCGTTCTTGAGATCAACCGCTGGGCTACCTATCGACGCGATGGCAGTGGTTGGGCGTTGCATGATGAAGGCAAAACCACTCTCAACAAAATCCCGCTTGTGACGTTCTACACCGGCCAGACCGGGATCATGACCGCCAGGCCTCCTCTGATTGAGCTGGCACATCTGAATGTTACTCATTGGCAGAGCCAAAGCGACCAGCGCAATCTCCTGCACGTGGCGAGAGTACCTATTCTGGTGGCGATTAATGCTGGGGATGCGGTCGGGCCAGACGGATCGCCGATTCCATGGGAAATGACGGTAGGAACATCCTCGGCAACGCGTATTAACGGTGACGGTGCCGACCTTAAGTTCGTTGAGCATGGCGGCAGGGCTATGGAGGCCGGCAGGCAGGACTTGCAGGACCTGCTGGAGGAGATGCGCATTGCCGGCGCCAGGCTCCTTCATCGCGATGCCCAGGCGGTAAAAACCGCTGCACAAGCCAACGAAGAGGCTGCGGAGAAGATTAGCGCCCTCGAAACCATGGGTAATGCGTTTGAGGACGCAATAGACCAAATGCTGCAACTCTTCGCAGACTGGACGAATCAAGAGAGCGGTGGCTTTGCGACGGTTGAGGGCAACTACGACACCGACTACGCGCCCGAGGTGAGCCTGCCAGTGCTCAAGCAGATGGCAGACTCCAACTTCCTAAGTCAGGAAACTCTCTTCAACGAGGTGAAGCGCCGCGGCGTCATCAGCGACTCGTTGAAGTGGGAGGACGAGCAAGAGCGCATTCTTAACCAGGCTCCCACGATATGACTCGCTTGGAAATCTTGCTGGCGGAGCTGTATACCGACCATGGTATCGACCTGATTAGGACCACGGCGGGTATGTCGAAGGAAGTTGAGGAGAAGATCTCCGAGTTGGCAGAGGAGCTTATCAAGCTCCTACAGGGCCGCCGGTTGCCGCTGAAGAACGTCAAGGAGGTCAACGCGATCCTCGACGAGGCGGCCAAGGCAATCAAGGCGCAGTACACCGAGATCGCTGCAGCGCATGATGCCAATCTGCGGCAACTCGCGGTCATCGAAGGAGGCTTCGCGTCGAGCTCAGTCAACAGCCTGGTGAGCCGGCCAATCATGCTGGGCGTCGGCAAGAACCGACTCAGCGCCGTGGTTGCCAATACGCTCATCGAGGGCGCGCCTACCAAGCAATGGTGGCTCAAGCAGGCTGCGGATGTGTCGTTCCGGTTCGCTGGTGTGGTGCGCAATGGCTTCGTGAACGGCGAGACCACGGAACAGATGGTCACCCAGATCGTCGGTCGCCGGGCTCGGGGCGACCAACCGCCGGTGAAGGGCTTCATGGATGTCAGCAAGCGCGCGGCTCGGACCTTGGTCCACAACAGCGCCCAAGCGGTGGCCAATGGCGCCAGGATGGAGGTCTACAAGGCCAATTCTGGCGAGAATGGCCCGGTGAAAGGGTATCGCCAGCTCAGCACCCTGGACTCGCACACCACTGAAATCTGCATGGTCTACGACCAGAAGACTTGGGATCTGCAGTTCAGGCCTGTGGGGCACTCGTTGCCGTACAAGCAAGGATGCCCGCGGCACTGGGGGTGTCGCAGTACCACTCTGCCTTGGCTCAAGACGATGCGTGAGCTAGGTATCGACGTTGACGAGGTGAAGAGCACCCGGGCGTCGATGGACGGCCAGGTGCCGGCCAGTTTGAACTTCGAGACATGGCTCAAGGGTAAGTCGAAGGCCTTCCAGGACGAGAAGCTGGGGCCCGGTCGCGCCGACCTCTGGCGCCGAGGCGTTATCACCTTTAACGACTTGCTGGACCAGCGAGGGAACCCGTTGAGCCTGGCGCAACTCCAGTCGCTCTATGCGCCTGACTGAGCGAAATAATCCACACCAAGCCCGCCACTGCGCGGGCTTTTTCATGCCCGCCGTTCGGATGAACAGGGCGCCTGGCCGGATGGCCATAGAAGCCGGGCGGATGCCCAGGAGAAACCATGAAACTCAAGCTCGACGAAAATGGAAATGCAGTTCTGCAAGACGGGAAGCCCATCTACGTGCACGAAGATGGCAAGGAGGCTCCGTTTGATGCCGCAGCGGCGGTGGCAAAGATTTCGGCCCTGAATCGTGAGGCTCAAGGCCATCGTGAGGCAAAAGAGGCGGCTGAGGCCCGCGCCAAGCTGTTCGAAGGCATCGACGATCCGGAAGCTGCAGTCAGGGCGCTGGAAACAGTGAAGAACCTCAAGGACGGCGATCTCGTTACGGCTGGCAAAGTCGAAGAGATCAAAACGGCCGCCAAGCGCGCTGCCGAAGAGCAGGTTCAGGCCGCAGCGAAAGCCTCTGCTGAGCGAGAGAAGCAGCTTCAGGGTGATCTGGAGAAGCTCCAGGGGCAACTGCACAACGAGTTGATTGGTGGCAGCTTTAGCCGCTCTAAGTTCATCGCCGACAAATTCGCTATCCCGGGTGATCTGGTGCAGGCCCGATTCGGTCAGGCCTTCCGGATCGAAGAAGGCAAGGTAGTGGCCTACGACCAGGCGGGAAACAAGATTTTCAGCCGGTCCCGCCCGGGAGAGGTGGCTGACTTTGACGAAGCGCTCGAAACCTTGGTCGATCAGTACCCCTACAAAGACCAGATTCTGAAAGGAGCCAACCAGTCTGGAAGCGGCGCCCCTAACGGCGGCACGCCGGCAAACGGCGGTGGGCCGAAAGGCAACTTCGGAGGCAATCGCGAAGACCGGCTCGCCGCTATCAAGTCGCAATTCCCTGATCTGGCCAAGGCCTGATCGGAGTCTAGCTGTCATCCCGGATGGGGTACGGCGCTCCAGGGCGGAAGCCCTGACACTTCACTAAATCCAGCCCATCCGGGCACACCTAGAGAGGAAACACCATGGCACTTTCCGATATGGAGGTGTTCAACACCTATTTCATGCCGGCCACCGTAGAGACGCTGGGCCAGATGGTTGAGCGATTCAATGCGGCGTCCGGTGGCGCGATCCTTCTGACCACTGACGGCTTCGACGGCGACTTCCTGCAAACCAGTTTCTATGCAGGCCTGGCAGGGGCTCGCCGTCGCGTGAACCGCTACGGCTCGAATGACGCAGTAACTCCGGTTGATCTGACCCAGCTGAAGCACAATACCGTCAAGGTGGCTGGTGGCTTCGGCCCGGTTCGATACGAACCATCCCAAATGACCTGGCTGCGCAAGCCGACTGCTGAAGGTGTCGAAGTCGCCTCCCGCTACTTCGCCGAGTCTCTTCTGCAGGATCAACTGAACACAGCCGTTGCCGCTCTGGTAGCCGCTATCAGCAACCAAGGCGCCGCTACCACTGTCGACGTGTCCGGAGCCAAGAAGGTGGACTACATTGCGGTCAACGATAGCCACGCGCTGTTCGGCGACCACTCTAGCCAGCTCATCGCGCAAGTCATGGACGGTGCGCAGTTCCACACCTTCATTGGCCAGAATCTGACCAACGCTCAGCAACTGTTCCAATCCAACGGCGTGCGCGTGGTGGACATCCTCGGTCGCCTGATCGTGGTGACCGATGCTCCGGCGCTCTACACCCCAGCGGTGTCCGATCCGGCTGCCCCCGCCAAGCGTCGCGTACTCTCGCTGACCCAAGGCGCCGCAACTGTCCACGATGCCCGAGACCTGATCTCGAACATCGAGACCAGCAACGGAAAAGAGCGCATCGAGACCACTCTGCAGATCGACTACAGCTTCGGCGTAGGGCTGCGCGGGTATGCCTGGGATGTAGCTAATGGTGGGGCATCCCCGGATGATGCCGCTCTGTCCACCGGAGCCAACTGGGACAAGGTTGCAACCAGCGTGAAACACACTGCTGGCGTTCTGGCTGTCGGCCAGGCCTAACCATCGGCGCGGGCGGTGTAAAAGCCGTCCGCGCAATAGGAGGTCCAGATGACTCAGCGGATTTTGTTCTTCACGGCGGGGGCCGCGTTGACCGAGGAAGAGAAGGCTGTAGTTGAACAACTCAACGCTCTCACCCCGCCCGCCTATAGCGTAACTGTCCACAATGGGGCGGTTGAGCCTGACTATGTGGTTCCTGGCGACTACGCAGCAGGTGCAATTCCTCAGGCATATGCAGGCCTTCCGGTGTTCGACCCGGACAATCCTCCATCCCCGGCAGTGGGTGAAGGCCAGGTTGTGGTTAGCAATGACGCGACTGTTTCAGTGCTGCCTGCCAGCGGCTCGATGGCGCTAGTTTCCGGTACCGCTGATGTTGCAAGCGGGGCTCTCGCTGGTATCCGTTTGGCAGCGACTGCGGCTGTGGTAGCCAACGGTCAAACAATCTCAGTCGCGGGCGGAACGGTGACCTTAAGTGTTGCGGCGAACGTGGTGACTGCTGTTTTCACTCCGGAGTAATCGAAATGACGATCGTATACGAACCGCATCCCGTCACGCCGGAGCGTAAGGCCGAGCTGCGGGCGATGGGGTATCGAATCATTGACGCTGCTTTTGCTCCGCCGGCTAGCGATGCAGCAAGGGGGCAGGAGCCGCCCGCCCTTGGCGACGACCTGGACGGCATGGACGCTGAACAACTGCACGCCCTGGCCAAGGCGCGGGGTGTCAGTGTCCACCGTAACGCCGGGCCTGAGAAGGTGAGAAAAGCGTTGCGTGAGGCTTCCGAATGAAGACCTACATCGACGTTGCAGACGTTGATGCTGCTCTAGGCCCCGATTGGACCTCTCCTGAAAAGAAGGAGCGCGCGGTTTTGATCGCCAACGTCTGGCTCACCAATCGAAAGCTCCCTGAGCTGAACTCCATTCCGGAAGAGTGGAAGCTTGCTGGAGCAGAGGTGGCGCGAGATGCAGCCAAAGGGCTTGTGTATGGAAGCCGAGAGACTGGCGTCCAAACAAAGAGCGTCAGTGCCGACACGGTATCGAGCAGCAAGACTTACCGAGAGGGGGCTCAGACATTCACCGCCGGAGAGTCGCTAGCCATGGCGCTCCTGGCCCCCTGGCTGTTGGGTTCCGGCGGAGGTATGAGCCAGTTCAAGCTATCCAGAGGGTAGGTCATGGGCCTTCGAGATGAGATTCATGCGGACATTGCTGCCGCGTTCGACACCGACCTTGCCGACGCAGTTAAGCCTTTCACTGGCGTCCGCAAGGTTCAGGGTGAGTACGATCCTGAAACCGGTGGACCTTCTGAGACGACCATTACCTATTCCGGTCGCGGCGTATTTGGCAGATACAAGGCGAGCGAAATTGACGGATCTCTGATTAAGACCTTCGATACCAAACTGCTTGTTCTACAGGCAGAGATTTCCGAGACGCCCAAGGTTGGGGACCTCATCAATGACTACCGCGCTCTGAATGTCTCGGAAGACCCTGCCAGCGTTACCTGGACCATCCAGATGAGGAAATAGCTGTGGCCAGAGGCTCGCATATGCGGCAACGGTATTCTGGCCGGCAAGGAAGTTTTTCTGCGGCAGTTGCTGAGTTCCGGGACCAAGCCTTGGCTGCCGGCGATGCGATCTACCAGCGGATCATGCTGGACCTGTCGGTCAAGGTGATCGAGAAATCTCCAGTCGGTGACCCGGAGCGGTGGGCCGCGAACGTCGCCTACCGCCAGCGAGCGAGTGCTGCGGCGGACCGCTACGACGAGAACGTCGCGATTCGCAACACCCTGATCAACCTGAATCCGAGCAACTTCACCAGGAACGGGAATCTACGTCGAGGCGTGAAGCACGCGAAGCCGCTGACCAAGGCGGAGCGTGACCAGAACTTCGACGTCAACGGGATGGTGGCCGGACGCGGGTATGTTGGCGGGCGCTTTCGGGCCAACTGGCAGTTCAGCATTGGCACGGCCGCACAGGGGGAGATTGATGACGTCGACCCGACTGGCAGCAAGACAATTTCTGCAGTGACCGCTGGGGTCCAGCCGCTGAAGCTCGGTGATACCGCCTATCTGGTGAACAACCTGCCGTATGCGGTACCGCTCGAGTACGGGCACTCCAGCCAGGCGCCGGCTGGCATGGTCCGGGTGACCATCGCTGAATTCCAGCAGATTGTGGAGGCCGCCGTCAGGGCGAACCAGGCATGAGTCACGAGATCATTCAGCAATTGTTCGAGGCTCGCCTGGACGTCTGGGCGAAGGCCAAGGGTATCCCGGTCGCGTACCCGAATGTGACGTTCGAACCGACGCCGGGTGCCATCTATCTGCGCTGCTTCACGCTGCCCGCTGGCACTACCAGTAGCGACTTGGGCGGCTACCACCGGGGCTTCACAGGTGTGTTCCAGATCAGCATCGTGGTCCCAGGCGGGCAGGGCACCGGCGTTGCCGCAGACATCATCGCAGGGTTGGGTCAGCAGTTCCCTCTCTACAGCGAGTTGTCCCGCCCCGGTTTCTCTGTGCAGGTGGTGAGCCCCCCAGCGCCGGGACCCTGGA